TGAAAGTCCTCTGCCTGATCCAAGCCTGCCATTGTTTGTTCGCCGACCATGGCTCCTATTTGTTCGCCCTGTGCTTGACCCGCAGCTTCCGCTTCCATCATTGCCATTTGTGCAGGGTCCATTTGACCGCCTTGTGGCATTGCCCCTGCCATGGGATTACCCGGTGGTAAAGAGGCCGGATCCATCATAGAGGCAATACCGCCTTGCTGATACTGTTTAGCCAAAGAAGGGTTCATTTGCATTTGTACGCTTTCGGGAAGTTTAGAAAATCCTTTTAATCTGTTTGGCACGGCTTCACCGCCCCCTGCATAGCCTTGATTAACTAGCTCTTGATTTCGTCTTTTTTCCCGTAAATAATTTAAATCATCTTCCATAGATATTTGTTGATTAACCCCACCAAAGTTTTCTGGTACACTTTCTCTTCGACCTGCGGGTATATTCCCTACTTGTCCTCTACTGACATACTGCGATATATCTGGATTTAATACATTTGGCGTAGGTCTTCCCGCAGACACCATCTGGTCATTCTGCAATTGTTGCATTCTAGTAAGGGGGTTTATACCATATTGTTCAGTCATGTTGGGATCTCGTCTCCCCATTTGAGGGAGTAATTCTTCCATCCGTCGTTGTTCTTCTACAGGTATTCTTAAAGATCCCGGTCCTTCACGCCTTAACATGTCCGAAGGAAGAGCTTGATATTTTTCTTTTGTTTGAGTCAAAAAGTTTTCAAGTTCTGGTATTGATCTTTGTAATAAAGAACTAATATCTACAGGCGTTAAGCCCCCCGTTATTTTTTCTATCTCGCGTATAAGATATTCCTTCTGCACACGAAGATATTCAATGGCCCCTTGACTTAGATTATCTTCTTTTTTTTGCATTAGCCGTTGTTCCGCTACGGCTGATCTTAAATTTGATTCGCCCCCGTTAGAAAACATCTGTCTCTGCATTACGCCTCTATTCATCAAAATAACCCTGCTTTCTGTGCGCCGGCTGCGGCGGATAACCCTGCAATTCCCAGTCCTGCTATCTGTTGTCCAACGGAGGGATCAGGACTGACTTGTGACGTAATTTGTTGTTGTGTACTAGGCGCTCCACTATATATATCGCCTAAAAATCCAAATTGTTGATAAGGCATTTGATATTTTTGCATTTGATTTCTATAATTTGTATCTAACCCGCTCTGAGAAACACCTCTTTGCAAAGCCCCCGCAGAAGTTAACGTTCCAATATCCGCCGCATTTAAACCTTGAGCCATTCCACCAAGACCCGCAATACCCTGACCAAGATTACCCGCAAGTTGAGACGCTTGCAAGCCTCTACCTTTTCCTGCTTCAAAAGATTGTTGCGCTCTATTAGCAGCGTCCTGATACCCTGCCTGTCTCATTTGAGCCGCGGTCCGCGCTTGTTGATCCATTGTGTTTCGACCAACTTCGCTTTGTAAAATGCCTGAACGACTGCCACCAAAAGCTCCCGCTCCAACGGCTTGCGCCTTTGCGCCTTGTTGTTGAACATCTCCAACACGTTGTATGTCCTGCATGGCGTAATCAATGGCCTGATCCTGATAAGGGTTCATAAAGTTACTAATTGTAGAGGGATCAAATTGTTGAGCGGCGCCTTCTAGTTGCTGAAGGCCGGCCTCCGTAGCATCATATCCTCTCTGTATAAAAGGTTGATAAGTTCCAATGCCTTGTTGAGCAAGAGCAATAGCCTGTTTTTCGGGATTTGACAGACCCGCTACTTGTTGATCTGGAGCATAATTAGGTCCTATTGGTTGTCCTGTTTCGGGGTCAACTATAGGCTGTAATTGATAAGTGGGTTGCCCTTGTTCGTCTAAAACAGCATTGCCCGAAGCGTCTGTGACAGGAACTTGGTTGTAGCCCATTTGCCCGCGAACAAAATCAGAAGAATCTTGAAGCAAACCTTCCTTATACGCTACAAAGCGCGGATCTTCGGAGACGTATTGTTGTGTGGTTGTTATTCCCATTAAACTGCGCCCCCTTCAAACTTTCGCATCATGTCATACATACGGCGAACTCCTTGTTGTCTTGATCCGTTGCCCGCGCCTTTTACAGCGTCAGCCGTCATTACAAATTCACCGTCCGAAAGCATGGCGGGGATATCGTCAGATGTTCCTGTTCCCGGCCCTGATATCTGGCCCGTGCGCCGTGGAAACATTTCTCCCCCTTGAGCCGCGGTTACGGGGTCATACCCCGGATAGTACATATTTTGTATTTGTCCCCGTCGCATAGGGCTTCCAGTCCGAACAGTAGGATATCTACGCAAGTCGCTTGCGTCTTGTATTTCTGGATTTTTTGCATCAAACCCGCCCGCTAAAGCCATCACTCCTGTTCCTGCTGCAAGCATGGGAGCATACTGTTTAAATATGTTTTCTCCATAAGGTAACCCTGTAGCAGGATTTTCCTTGGTTATAGAATCTATATAACTTTGTCTATAAGGGGATAATCGTTCGCTAAAAAAGTTCTTAGCAGTATTGATAATTCCTTTTGATTCGGGCGCACTGTTTAAAGCCGCGTCTTGTGGAATGTTAAAGTTAACAGTGCTTGGATCAAGTCTTTCTGGCGTAGGAAACCCCATTTGTTTTCCAAAAGGACGACCCATAGGTTTCATTTCTTGCGTTATAGCACCACTTGGGGTTTCGGAAACAACCGCCTCAGACTTAGGACCCAAGGCTTTTTCTAAAACATTTTGCCCTTGAAAAGGGTTCTTAATGTTTAAAGATTGTGACAGTCCTTCTCCAAAAGTTTTGCCCTTGACCATACTTCCAATACCGCTCGTTAAGGCGACCGCAGCGCCTCCAAGTAAGGCCGCGTTAAAACTTTCTTTTAAACTCTTACCCTGAACCAATGAGCCAAGGCCCGCGCCTAACGCTCCAGTAACCGCGGTTCCTAAACCCGGTGCAACAAAATTAATAGCTGCGGAAAGAACAATAGGAGCCGCTTTCTTTAAAACCCCAACAATCTTCTTCACGCCCTTCTTAATAAATTTACCTAGCCTCTTTAAGAAAAACTCTGGCTGACCTGTAACAGGATTAATGCTGTTAAGCTCATTACCAACAACATATCGTTCTGGATCAACGCCCATACTCCTCATTTGCCGAAATAAACTGGCCTTGAGCCGTGGGTTGCTGTCCAGTATTTCTTTTGGAATAACCGTCTCACCTTCAGCAGCATGAACCATATACTCATCTTCGTACCGACCAAACTTAGCAAGGCTATCAGCAGCTTGCTTCGCAGACCCTATACCAACTTTCGGAATTGTATCTTCAATATCGTCGGCCCACGAACCTTCCGTAGCTGTAAGAAACGTTGCAAGTCCCCCGTCAGGGACATTAAAAGGTTCTGGTCTTTGGTATAATTCTGCCATTATGTTGTCACCGTAACGCTTCCTACCGCAGTTGACCCTGATAATCCCGCAGGGTGTGGAGCTTCTTGTCGAGTTATCTTAACAAAACCTTCTTGTTGAAACAACCCTCCAATTTCTAAATTTTTATCGTGGTTTTGTAAATTTGTTATTACCAACTCTGTATGACGCCCTTGTCCGGGGTTTTGCATCTGCAAAGTATATACCGAAAAAGCTCTAACTATCTCTGTCATATAGGCTTGAGTATACTGATCTGGAGCCGTGGGAAAAAAAGGAACGTTTAAGTTTCTAGACATTACCTCCTCCCATCTGGTTTTATGTCTACTCTAGGAGACCCTAATCTCCAAGTCATATCAACGATAGAGGAAGCAACTTTTAAAGCAAAAGAACGACCTCTTAGTCGTATATTTTTCTCTTCGGTAAATTCTTCGATAACCGTTTGACTTGAGGCGGTTGTTTGAGAAACACTCTGATTGGTTGTTTGTAAGTAATTACCGCCCGGTGCATTTCTTGTTTCTAAAGTAAAGGTTACATTGGGCGAAGTAGAGTCAGAGTTTCTAAAAGTTACGTCAGGTATAATCTTATTTAAAAAAACAAAGTTATCTCCTTCTCCAATGTCAAATTGACTAGATTGTATGTGAGAATTAATTGGAGATACTGGATCCGTGCTTCCGTCATTAAAACCAGATTCATGTGAGTATAAAAATTGATCGTCTGAGGCTGCTATAGGATTGTCTCGTATTCCTCTATCCAACCACACTGTTCTGTTTAACGTTCCATAATACCAAACATTTTGGTCATAATTAAAAATAACATATTTATTATTTTCTATACTGTTTGCGCTTGGATAAAACCACCATATTTCAGCAAAAGAGGAGTTTGTTCCTGCCGTAACTTTGGCTATTTGATCCCGATTAAAGTCAGAAAAAATATAGTCTCTAACGGTACAGGGTATTCGTTGTACGTTTCCGCGATAAAGGTAAAACTCATTCTGACCCATCCAATAAACGGAATCTTCAATGGCTACTGCTGCTAAAGGACCTGCAATGGTAATGTTTTCAGAAACGGAATTAATACCAAAGGTAAAGGGAGGTCCTATAAATTGCATGGCATGTAAGGAAACATCTGTAAAAACAAGGATTTGTTGCTTGGTTTCAATAGCCGTTATAATTTCAGAGCCTGATCCAATTCGTAAATCTCCTGCGGTATTTGTTGCAGTAGACGCCCAATCCGTCAGACTTTCTTGAGATCCAAATCGTATTAACAACGGATCTTGAGTGCCTATTGAATTTTCTGCGTCACACCCAAAAGCAACAATGTGTCGGTCTCTATCTGACACAAGAACTTTTTTTGCAATGGTAGGAGTAGTATTAGCATTTGTTAAACTAGACAAAAGAACCGCTCTTGCCGCGGTTCCCCCAGATTTGTCCCAATACGCTATTTGACCATCTCGTATATTTAATAGTAAATCTTCTCCAAAATTATCGTGGCTCCAAATCCTCATTGACGTCGTTGATATAGACACATCTGAACTTGAACCCCAACCTCTGTCTGATTCTCCCGTCACCGACCACGTTCCTGCACCCCAACCCGTTCCACGAACAGAAACATCTAGACCAATACTGGCTTGATAAGCGGCCACTGTAGAGCCTCCACCGTTTCCTGAGTCACTTCCGTTTGCGTTAACCGCTGTTCCCCCATAACCCGAAGAGGTTGTAATACTTGAAAGTGTACCTACGGCCCTAGCGGTAATGGTAAAACTGTTTGCATTAACTACTGTTTGAATTTTATATTCTTGATTTAAAATAACCGCTGTTATAACTCCACCAAGGGAGGCTGCTCCAGAGAATGTTACAAAATCCCCCACAACAGCGCCATGAGACGCTTCTGTTACAGTTAGAGTAGATGATCCGTTGGTCGCGGCAAAAGTTGCGTCTCCTGCGGAGGTTGTAAGTCGAAGAGGAGTTACATCGTTTAAATCTCCTCCTTGATTTACATAATATTTTTGACTTGTTCCTAATCCTAAAAATTGTGTTCCATCTAAAGCAACCCAAGGATGCAAGGCTCTACACCCTCCCAGAAAGGCCGCCGAAATTAACTTTGTCCAACCTCCAATTTTTTCAGGATAACCAAACCTAAACCTTATTTTTTCAGAATCAAACCAACCCCCTTCATTAGAAAAAGAAGTGGTTTCTCTGTTTACACCCGGTCTAAATTGTAATTTTGTTAAGGGCATTTTTGCTTTCAAACTGGTTTTATAGGCCACGTTACATTGTTAGGAAATCCGTCTTGCAAGGATATATCTCTTAATTTTTTTCTATATTCTTTCATTGCGTCAGGCATATCTGGCGAATCAGTTAGGGCATAAAAATCTGTTTCTTGCAATAAAAGTTCTCTTCGGGCGCGAACACCGATAGAAGCTTTTAAGTCAAACGCCTCAACTTCTTCAGAACTTTTCTCAGATATTGTCCAAGATATTGTCCATACCCCCTCAATTAAAGTAGGAACATCATTTTTTGTTACTGTTTCTGTGCGGGAAGTATGCTTTGGAATAGCACTTACTGCAACCGTCGCAAGTTTAAAATCATTTAATATTTCTTTTGTGAGTTTATCAGGAAAGCTGACACTTTTGTTATCATACCTTAAATTAGTAAAACTGTATGGATATGTTTGTAAACTTCCGTCATCGTTTAAAAGCGCGTACATCTTCTTCTCCTAATTTATAAATATTCAATATACTGATGGTGTTCACTTTCAGTAAAGTCAGAACGAGAAACCGTAACAGAGCCGTTCATTGTTTCTGAGGATATGCTATCAGATGTATCCTGAATTGCATTTTGCGTGTCGTCTGACGACGTCATGGAAATGTCCGCTTCCGTCAAAGAACTGGCCTGATATACTACGTCAACATCTCCTCCAGAAATACCGAAAGTATATGTTCCAAGTCCAGAACCATCGTTTTTTAACTTTGCAATTGCTCCCATTAGTTTTAATTGACCGGCAACAATAACATTTTCCGAACTATCTAGTTTTATACAGCTTCCTGAGTCTAAGGCATCGGAACTGCTTGTTCCAAGCGTTCTTTGCCATTGCACCGCTCCAGAACTATTGTATTTAGCAACTAACCAAGTCGTACTACCGGGGCTATTAGAAGTACCGGCCACATATACATCGTCATTAGCATCTACGACAACGCCCCTAAAAGTTTCAGTAGAACCACTTTCTCCTAATATTTTGTCCCATTGAACAACACCTGAACTATTGTATTTTATTATAAGACCATAGTTATTTGTTGCACCGACTACATAAATATTACCACTGGAGTCTAAAGCAATTCCGTATCCATAATCATTTTCACTAGAACGATGCATCTTTGCAAATTGTTCTACTCCGCTGCTATTTAACTTTCCAACAAAAAGAACGTTATCGTAACTCGACGTAGTATGGTCAAAGTACCCTGTAAAATAAACATTATCAGAGCCATCACAAGCAACCGCAAGAACATTAGATAAGTTAGTTCCCTGATAAGTTTTATCAAAAAGAATATCTCCGTTACTATCGTGATCCCTTTTATGAATTGTACCTCTAGTAGGAGGAGTAGAGCTATTACTTGTTCTATAATTTCCTACACAAACAACATCTCCAGAGTTATCTAAAGCAGCATCCGTATAAGCATCGTTATACGGTTGTCCAAACCGTACAGAATATTCCGTAGAAGATCCGTCGTGAGGCACACTTATAAGAAGAGCGTCTACCTGACCACTTCCTTGCCCTGAAACCGTTCCAACGCAATAAACGTGCGTAGAATCTCCAGTTCCCCCAAAAAATTTAAAGCTATCTCCTGATTTATAAAACTCTTTTCTGTAAACAAGCGTACCGTCTGAGGAAAGTTTATCTAAAACACCATGATCATCCGATCCCGCATTGATATCTTGCACATAACCCATTGCGTAAATATTATCGCTTGAGTCTATAAAAACTCCCGCAAGATAAGTTTGAGAAGACGTCGAATCATCCTCATCAAAGAGCGTAATAAAGTGATCTTTTGAAGCCCCCGCCATTAATAATTTTGCTTGACTCATAAAAGGTTCCTTATGTGGGTATTGCCATGGCTTGTCCGGCCGTAAATCCATACCATGAAGTGCCTCCGTCTGAAGTAATAAATACAAAATAATCAATTCCATTATTCGTAGACGTTAAGGTAGGGGCAGCCCCTCCCGGCCAATATACTAAATCATTATTACTTCCATCCTGCATCCAAGTAATTGTCCTAGCCGAAGCGTCTTGAATTACTCTTAAAGTAAACACAGACGCAAGACCACTAGCGGCAGGGTTAGTCACAACAAGCTCTGTATTTTCTGTAGACGCCCCTAAATCTAATAAAAAATTAGATCCAAGCGCTAAATCTATTGCCGTAGAATTAGAAGAAGACGTAACGGTTACGGAATCTTCAATTAAAGCAGTTCCCTGTATGGTACTTGCAACAACTAATTTTCCTGCGCTTGACAAGCTCATTTTTTCCGCAGCAGCTTCTGAAGCGCCCGTAGCAAACGAAAGCTTTGTAGCATTACTACTTGAACTAAAATCACCTTCCGAAATAGCAGAAATAGCTGCCGCTACTAAGTTCGCGTCTCCCGTTGTTCCCTCGTTTGGAGCTTGAAAGTTAATTTTTCCAATTACGTCATTAATAGCAATGTCGGCTTCCGCAGTCTGAAGATATAAATTAGCTGTGCTATTGTCTCCTGTAGCAGGGTTTTTTATATATAAGTTTGCACCAAAAAGAAAATCAGCAAAAGCATCAACAACCGCGGCCCCCGACCCTGCTCCGTCTAAATAAACAATTTTTGTTTGACCATTTTCTACGGTAACGGTATCTCCACTCCCCTGTTTAATTATAACGCTATAAGGACCACTTGATCCAGAATCTGTAGTAGCGTTTTCAATAATATGAACTCGTTTGTTGGTGTTTGGCCCTATGGTGATTGTACACGTTGAATCTAAGGCTCCCGTATATTTAATGTACATAGCCCGTGCTTGATCCGAAGCCGCATCCGCAACAGTACTTGTATGAGTGTCGGCATTTTCAGTTATGGCTTCTGTCCCAAAACCTAAAGCTTCTCCAATAAGTTCCAGATTGGTGTTTGTTTTTGTTCCCCACGTTCCAGAGGCTTCTCCAGAACCAATTTCTTCTAATCTAAGGTTATTTACATATGTACTCATTTTTCTTTCCTATGCTGCTACATCGTCCCAATTAGGGCTTTGACTTGGGGACGATGAACTATAATTTGGACTTTGACTTGGGGACACCGTACTATAACTTGGGTTTTGACTAGGCGTTGAACTATAACTTGGGTTTTGACTAGGTTGCACTTTGCTGTAAATTGGGCTTTGATTAGGAAGTATAGCACTCCAAACAAGCACTTGTCCAACATTTCCTGCTCCAGATACGCCTACAACGGAAACGTTTGTTTCAACTTCTAAAGAAAAAGAGCCTAAATATCCAGACATTCCTTGCATAAAATCTTCAACAATTATTACGTTTGAAGATCCTTTTGCTTCATTACTGCCTAAAGAAGCCGTTATTCCAAAACCTGTTACAGTGACGTTCGCAAAGCCTGTTACAGTAGAGTCTCCTAAAGAAGCCGCTGTTCCAAAACCATTGTTTGTCTCAAAAACATTTCCTAGAGATGTTGTTCCAACCAACCCAGACATTGTTTCAAACGTATTACCAAGAGTAGCTGTAGCGGAAAGTCCTGTTGCAGAAGCATCTATATCAACTTTTGTTGACACAGAGCCAATAGAAGCCGTTGTTTCAAAAGAATTTACTGTATTAAAGAAATTTCCTAGCGCGGACGTTCCTGCAACCCCGTTGACAAAAATGTTAGCGCCACCACCAGAGGCAAAAGCTCCCAAAGACATTGTTGTCCCAAAACCTGTTAAAGTAACGTTTGCAAAGCCTGTTACAGATTCTGTGCCAAGAGTAGCCGTTGCGCTTACCCCTGTGACCGAAACACTTTTAGGAATACTAGCTGTTACAGATCCTACCGAAGCTGTAGCCAAACCAGAAGAAGTGTTTTGAAGACCCCACGTTCCTACGTTCCATGCACCTACACCAAAAGTATTTTCATGGGGAGCTTCTGTATTTGCAAAACCCGTTACAGATTCTGTGCCAATAGACGCTGTTCCACCAATCCCTGTAACAGAAACACTTTCAGAAATACTGTTTCTTGCCCCAAAAGGTGTTTCTGAAAAGGAAGCTAAACCAAACATATTATATCTCTAACTTGGTTTTGTGGGCCATGAAGGATTGTCTAAATCCCCACTTGTTATATCTCTTAAAGCCTGACGATATGTTCTCCAAGCCTCGACATTTCCTCCGTTGTCTTCAGCTTTGTGAATTTCCCAATCGGCTTCTTCAAACAAAGGTTTTCTTTTACTTCTTATTTTTCCTTTTTTTCTTTCGTCTGCCGTATCTAAAAATTCTTGTTGTAATTTTTCGTACTCAACAACTTCAGCATTAGTAAGTTTTACACGCTCTCCGTTCACATTTTTGTAAAGATCAGCCATCAACTACCATCCAATTTAAAACCATACACATGAATTTTGCCTGAAAGAAAATTTCCTGTTTGGGGAAACAAATAAAAACCTCTGTGAGTTTCGGCGACGGCGTGTTTCATAGTTGTTAAATACGGTGAAACTGCGTAGTGATCCTCAGAAACATAGGAGCAATTGTGTACAAAGCCTGTTGTGTAAGCGTTTGCTACTCTCACGTTAAAAATGCGAATAGAGGAGTTTACAATCTCTGTTGCGTCATTGCCCGCTAAAAATTCATCTTGACCCCAAGCCTGCCAAACAGAGCTTGCAGTTGAGCTTCTACCGTCGGTTTGTGCCCCGTCCCCCCCAAGTGATGACTCGGTTCCTCTTGTTCCGGCAAAGGAAAAGTAATAGCGATAATTTGTGGCAGTATCTGTTGATCCACTTTGGTCAATAAAACGAAAATACCCATAATTACCAGTATTTGCAAAAAGTACTTTATCCCAAACAACGTCATAAACATCATAAGTGTCCGTAAAGACATTATCTACAGTAATATTTGCTACGTTATCAATATCTATTGTTGTAATGTGATTTGGAAACCACCCTGTTGCGGGAGCCGAAACTTTTCCTGTAACATTTAAGTTATCATTAACAGTTGTTTCAGAAGTGGTATGACCAATGCTTACGGCGATACCACTTGTTTCAGTGGCTATTTTTAATGCACCTGTTTTGTTTTTTATATAAGAGTCAGAAGCATCGTGAAATATCTCAACGTCACTACTTGCTCCAAGTATTATCTTACCATCATCAGGAAATAAAACAGTTGCAGTACCAGTAGGTACAGTAAACACTGTCGCATCCGCATCATTTTTAAACGTAATGTCAGAGGTTGAACCTTGACCTGTAAGTATCAGACCTTCAGCAGCAGTATAACCTATCGCAGCAGCATCGTCTGCTGAAGTATCTCCGTCTGGCAGAAATGTAGAAGCTGTTGCATCTCCTGATACGTCAATATTCCCACTGTTGTCTAAAGCTATTACTTTAGATGCGGGCAGAGTACAAAAGACCTCTTTAGAGCCGGCAGAAAAATCAACTGCGCTATCCGAATTACTGGATGAAATTATTGTCGTTCGAGCTAAAGTATCGGGCGAAGCGTCCGTAACTGTTCCAAGCCCAACTTCAAACTCTGCCTCTGTTGTATGAACGATAGCATAGTAGGTTGTATTAGAGTTACCAATTCCTGCAACAAATGTTTCAAAGTTTGAAACAGCCCCTGCTAAATTTAAAGTTCCAGTGCCAGTAGTGGTTGACGTTTCTTTAACACGATCATTAAGTACATGAGCCATAGTTTACCTTAAAACTAAGCAATTCTAATTATTGCGTTACTAGCATCCGCAGTTGGAAAAACAATTGTAAAGTCCCCCGAACTTGCCGCTTTGTCTGCTCCAAAATCTAAAACAGCTACAGAAGGATCTCCTGTTGCAGTATCATTAAAAATTAAAGCACCCCTTACCGCAGATATCGTAACGTTACTAAACGTTTCGTCTGCAAAATCAACTAACGCGGTAGTGCCACTTGTCGTTGGAGTAACAGGGTTTAAAGCTTGTCCCTTTGCAGTATAGTTAGTACCACTTATTTCATTACTTGACGTATATGCCGTAGTAGCTGCTGTAAACGAAGCACTGTTGGTGTACAAAGCAACATTAAACGTATTTCCCGTTGTTGCGGTTAAATTATGTGTTCCTGTCATAAGCTCTTTTTTAAAAGAGGTACACAGAAAATTTCCAGTAAAAGCCATTACATTCTCCTTATATATTCAGCAAGTTTTAAGTTTCCAGAGTCCTTAATTGCATTATATACCGTAGTTCTATCACTTTTAATAGCCTGTCTCATATAAATTGCAATTATTTTCTGCATTTCGTTTCTATAAGCGTGAGCTTGATCTCGTATCGCAGGGTGAGCATTATCAGACACCCCTATTAATTTATTAACACATCTTTCCGCTATTTCTTCAGGAGTAAATCCCCGATTGTCCGTAGTTTGAATACCGACTGAACCTACTGTCACACCTATAGATTCTGTTAACATTATGTTTTAGCCTTTCTTATTTGTCCGTAAGTATACTCATCAGAAATTTCTTGTGCTTCTCCAAGATTTTTTAACCGTCCTAAAGATTCCATTAATTTAGTATTGTAGAGAGAAATTAAATCAGGCTCCCCTTTCATGTAAATATAAGCTTCAGTCAACGAAGCGTATAACAAAGTAAGTTCTGCATTCTCTCCTAACCAAGACACCGTTGTATCTGCGCCTATACTTGCAATAGTCGCGGTAGCTCCACTGGAACTTCCCGTAATAGTCTCACCTACGGTAAAAGATCCATTGGGAATAATAACAGACAAAGTGCTTGCTGAAGGAACGGAGTCAACTGTAGTTTGTTCCCCACTAGTGCTTCCTGTAAGAGTGTCACTTGTAGTAAACGTTCCACTTACATTGTTGAGAGTTAGGGTAAACTTACTAGAGGTTAAGCTTGTAGGTCTATAAAGATAACTTAATGAGGTAGTATATCCGCTATTTGGAGTTGGAGCTAAAACAAAGTAATCTAAATCAAATTGAGCATAATACTTTGGAATACCCGTGGTAGCGGGGTTAGGGTTATATGCTTGTACAAACTCTAAACTTTTTAATTGCAAGTATTCGTAATTACTACTGTTTGTTATACTTAAAGAAAACGGAGATATAAAATCGTCTGGAACAGCTAGGTATTGATTACCAGACGTCATTGTACCAGAGACATTCTTCTGAAATAAATTTAATTGTACTGACTTTAATATTCTTTCTTCGGCTAATCTAACAAACAAAGCCATGTTAGAAACAAAAGAAGATTCTGTGTTTTGAGTGTAGTCCTGAATAGCACTTTTTAAGGATGTGTATGTAAAACTCATGTATTTATCTGGCCTCCCATCCCGCTGTGGTTTGTACAGTAATAATACAATGTAGGCGCGCCAGAAGCTACTGTTATTTGCGTATATGCTCCTTCACTGCCTGCGGAACCGTTAGTAGTTACTCCCGTAGTATACTCACTACCTCCGCCATGCGTTCCATCTGAAGCAGTTGAAAACCGAAGCGGATGACTGCTATTGGATGAATCTGATTGATCAAAACGATAAATACTTCCCTCAGTTAAGTTCAAGGTAACTGCCCTTGATCCATCAATATAAAAATAGTTTGAACCCCCGTAATCAGCTACCGTAACAGCATAGACTGTTAAGTTTGTTGTTATCGTAACCGAACCAATGCTTCCCACTGTTCCAGATAAAGTTACATTTAATCCAGAAGTAGACGAAGATTCCGTAGATTCACTTTCTTGAGAAGATGTTACGGAGCCAGATATTGACACAGAACCAAGCGTCCCTGTTGCAACTAAATTACTTGTTATAAAATCTAAAGGATCAACAAACCCTACAGGATTAAACCCATATTGAGTTCTTCTTTCAAATTCTAGATTAGTTAAAGGTCTAGAGTCCTTTAACGCTTCGGCATCAGGAATGTTTTTTCTAGGAATTAATTGGGGGTGCTTACGCTCAAACTCATCTTTTCCAACAAGTAATCCGTTCCATTCTTTTTTCATATCACGAAGTTTATACCGAAAACCCGACCTATCTGATATTCCAAAAGCATGACGGCCTGTTGCAAAACGCCCCATCAGTACACCGCATAATAATCTAAACTTGGTGATACATGAAAGGAAGATCGGTCTCTGTCCTCAGTCATAGCCCGCTCAAATTCCTCTTCATAAACCGCTTTTAAAAGTTGTACCTTGTTAGGCGCTCTTTTTATAGAAATATAATATGCAAGGCCTGCCGCCAAACAGGGATAAAATCTAAAAGGAATGTTTAGAGTGTTAACTTGAGTATTTGCATCATCAATTCTAGTAAGAGCGTCGTAATAGATTACATCTGTAGAATTTTCAGGTAAAGGCCAGATTTTTAAATTAGGGGTTACTTGTCGATCAAGAAAAAATTGATTCGGCCTTCCTGTAGTAGCCTTATTAGGTATGTTTAAGTAAGAATCTCTACTTATTCGCGCCATCGATAGATAAGTACCGTCTCGCAAAACAGACATAGACAAAATATCAATTACATCCGTGCCAAGAGAATATTCCCCATCCGACCCCGTTAATGCCTGAGTTCTTTGGGATATAGTCCATTGATTCAAGCCCCTGTTGGCCCATTCTGCTAACATGATGTTTAAAGAACGTTTAGCCGTTTTTAAATCATATCCGCTTCGTACTTCAAGCCCACATCGTTCAAAAGCTTCTTCAATGTACTCAGTTACATCTAACTCAAAATTTGTTGATCCAGATAGTGTCATTTATTTCTTCTTCACCTTACCACCCATACGCATACCCTTGGCTTTCATCATACCGCCGGCTTTCATACCCTTGGCTTTCACCTTGCCTCCGTTTTTATAGCCCTTGGCTTTCATCATACCGCCGGCTTTCATACCCTTGGCTTTTGGAGCGGTTTTTTTCTTTGCTTTCTTTTGACCGATAGCTGCTCCGAGGCGACCTGCTACTGACCCTGCGCCTAATGCTCCTACGGCTCCTACGGCTGCTGCTGCTCCTATGTTTACTCTACTTTTCATTTTTTTTTCCTTCATTGTACAAGTTGTCAAAAATTCTATTTACGTCCAGTGTATAATCTAAATCTGATTTTGAATAGTGTAAATGTTGAGAAGGTCTAAAATCAGGCGCACCCTCTCCTGTTGAAAACCAAGCGGGATGTGTAACTCGAACCCTATTGTTGGGTAAAGCCACTATATTTCCCGTCCATTCCCCCGCATCCAAAAGTTGTAGCACATGAGATTGTTTGTGTTGAGCCGGATCATCCGCTATCTCGCTTTCTGTGTAATCAACAGTAAACAAATATTTTGCAGGAAAAAAACCACCGTCTATCTTTGCTAACCAAGGACAAGGTGTAGTTCTATCCATCACATATACCGCATGGTTGTGCGAAGAACAGTCCCAAGGTTGCGCTTCATGTGTTTGCATAGGTGCAGGCCACTCTTCTAAAGGTATATCTCCAACCAAACCGGTTATAGGCATTCTAGCCCACATGGCTCCACCGTGAACGGTATCTTCATCTTCTCCTTCAGCCTCACACCCCGTAAAAATAACTTGAAAGCTTAAACATCTATTTGGTATGGTGGTAACCGCAACGACCATTGCGTGTAGAAATTCCCCGTGATATTTTTCGTGATTATGCGTGTATTCTTTTCTTACCCAACATTTAAAGTAAGGTATGTTGCTCTGTAAGTAGGCCATCTTAAAATAAGAAACTTGTAACGGTTACAGCAAGCTGAACTGTAATAGCAAATAGAATGGCCCAGATCCTAAAATCAAGCTTATCAATATCTTTCTTTAAATGCTCTAAGTGATTCGTTTCTATGCGTTCAACAATTTCTGTTAAAACACTTACCTTTTTATCTACTTCATGCAAAGAAGGTTTTGTCATCGACAACGCCACCTTTTTCTGGCTTGACGTAACCGACTGTTTGGATCGGCTGCTGCTTTTGGAAACTTTTTCATTTGACCCTTTGACCTTGCGCAAAACGATTTCCTCCTCTTAGCATCTTTACTTCCTGCCTTTACCTTTCCTGTAACGGCAGTTTGTAATTTTGAACCGGGGTTCTTTCGTCTGTAAGCCTTTACCCCTGCTTTCGTCATTCCCGCCCCAGACTTTGTGGGGCGAAAATTCTTTTTATTTCGTTTAGGCATTTCGCCCTTACGGGTTTTAGTCTCAGCCATACTTCTTACGCACATACAAGATAATAGTATATGTATCCGCGGAAGCGTGTCCTACTGTCGTGAACATAACGTCTCCTGTTTTGCCACTTCCTGCATTGTTAGTTAAACCACCAAAAGATGTGTAATCGTGATCACCACTTTGATTTTCTCCTAATTCAATGCAAAAAGCGTCGGTAGTGGCGTCCCAG